AATCATCCTCCCGTTTATCTAAAATAAAAGAGCACATGAGCTGTGGCACCCATGCACTCTGGTTGTTAGTATTCAATCAGTGCGATTCTGATTTTGTTATATAAAATGTTATTTCCTACAACTCTGATAGGTTTATACTCAATATCAGGCATATAAAAAACACCTGTCTTGTAGGTGTTTTCTTCGTCATCCCAGTATGTAACTTTGTACTTCCGCTGCGCCTTATTGACTAAGCCTGATTTGAAAACAGACTGCATTTTAATTTTGTCCGGTAGCCACATCGGTCGCGTGTTGAAGTCTATTTTGGTCTTAAAATTTGGGCTTGTGTCTCTGTGCAAGAGATTGTTTAAGTCTCTGTACGCTTCTATCTCTGTTCGCTGATTCGGGGTTGCGGAGTAATCATCATATGCTAAGAATTTGTTCGGGAGAACGCTTCCCCCGAACTTTAAAAAATAACCTTGGAAACTGCTTCCTGAAATAAAGTCACTCATTCTATCACCTACCCTTCAAACAGCCCGTAGCCATTACGGTTTCTGAACTGCTGATTTTCTTCTTTCAGATACCCAATCAGATGTCCGTCTGCGTAGATTGCCATGCCGTTCAGGGCGTTTTTGACCGCCTGCCCGATCATCTGGTTATTGTCAAACATGTTACTGCTGATTGCCATGACTTCTTTCCGAATGTCGTCCACAAAATCATCTGTATCGACAGACATTCTGCTTTTTACTTCCTGATAGGCCGTACTCTTTGTGATAATGTCTGCGGGTGATGCATTAATCTTTTGCACTTCTGCGCTTATATCGTTGATGGTTGATTCGACTTTTGGAAGCATATTCTGCATACCGATTTGGAAGCCCTCAACAGTGAATCCACCGAGTTCCATCATTACCTGTGACGGGCTGTGGATTTTAAGAACTCTGCGGAACGTATTTGATATATTTTGCGCGATTTTTTGCACGTTTGCATAAAGCTGTTGTGCCGCGCCTACGATTCCATTGCTTAAGCCGATGATAGAGTTCCAACCGACATTATACAGGTTTCCAATAGAATTACTGATTCTGGTTCGGATTCTTCCAAACCATGTGAACGTCGAAGAAAAGCCCGGCTCTAATCCATTTTGGAATCCTTGTCCGCAATATTCTGCAAGCCGTTCGAACCATCTTGATGGAGAATGAGAATCAAGAGACTCTTGTGCTCTCTTCTTAACATAATCATCAAATAGGCTCTGAGTTGCAGTACCGAGTATGCCTTTTTGACTTTCGTATCCCTGTGAAATTCCTTTTACAGAATTTTCTCCGATTTCTTTTCCACTAGTTTTTGCTGTACTTCCTGCTTCTAAACTTGCGGTTGTAATGGTTTCGTTTAACTTTCCAGTAAGTTGACTACTATTCTGCATAATTCCATCACCGCATGCAACAATCTGATTCTTTCCAAGTTCTGCAAATAATTCAAATCCAGAATTATTATCCAGAACGCCGTTGATTGCCCCCTGTAGGGTTGAATCCATTGTACTTTGCAGAGTGCTTTCGTAGTCAGAAATACCTTTTCCAAATTGCACCATCTGTCCATTTGCTAAAGTGTAGTAGCCGTTATCGTCTGGCTCCAATCCTTTTGCAATTTCCTGATAAATTTGCAATGCCTTTTCACCGAGAATCTGTTTTCCGTTTTCCCAGATACCGCCCATCTGGTCTATTGCATTTGCTGTATCTGTTACCAGAGTCGCAAAGTCAACAGTTTGAATAAGGTTCTGGAATCCCGTAAGCTGTTCTGAGATATCCTCAAATGAGACATTATTAATCCGGTCAGCCATATTTGAAAACTGATTAGAGGATGTTTCTGCTGTGTCTCCAAGGTCTTTGACTGGTTCATTTACTCCTGCTATCGCATTTTCAAAAGTTTCGGATGAAACCCCAAGATTATTGAGTTTAAGTTCAAGTTCAAATAGCGCCTGCTCTGTACTATATCCGTTGTCTTTCAACGTGTCTAAATAATCTAACAAAGAATACGCATCTGTTCCAGAAAGTTGAGTGGCGCGAACCAGACTAAGAATAGCATCTTCATATTCCTGGAATACCTTTAAGTCATCCTCTGTAAGCTTATTTCCGACTCCAAAAATATCCTTTAGCCATTCGTTCATAGCACCGGTAAAATCACCTTTTTGATATCCGAACACATTATCTTCCAAAAATTCCCCAAAGGTTTTATCTTCGCCGCCGAACAGATTAACGCTTATCCATTTGCCAAGATTAAATCCCGCCATTGCAGCTGCTAAGACTGTCATGGAATCAGCAAAGCCTGCAACAAGTGTAGAGCCGAGTCCAGAACCGAAGAAGGTCTTCAATGTTCCGCCAGCTGTAGAAAGAACTGTTCCTAAGCCGCCAAAGATTGTTCTGAGTGCTCTAATAGAACTAACTACGCCGATTATTTTTTTAGAAAATTTAAGCGCGCCTTTTACCGCAAGAAAAGTTCCAAGTGCATATCCCAACGCTTCTATTTGCTTATCATCAAGCAGACTCAAAACTTTTGCAAGCGCTTCAAGAGCAACTGCTAAAGCGTTAATTAATGGAGCGCCAATGACGTTTACCATTACATCGAAAAAATCAACAAAGGCATCTCCGAAGCCCTGCGCAAATGGTTGAAAAACATCCCATACATCACCGATTGTTTTTACCAAAAAGCTCCAATCGACATTATTAATAAAGTTTGAAACTGTATCTTTTAGCTGACTTATTTTGTCCCATAGCCATTCCCAATCAACATCAATCACTCCGAATTTATCAAGCGCGGCAACAGTAAGACCTAGCCCAGTGGCTATCGAAGCATATGGATGCGCTGCTAACATAGCAATGCCTTTACCTATTGCTCCATCTTTTCCGAAAATACCTCCAAACCATGTAAGCCCTTTAAATGCTACGAAAGCAGTCAAGAGCTGTCCGAGAAAATATCCGATAGACTGTGCCTGTTCTGGTGAGAATAACGCGATAAACTCTTTAAACTTGTCAATCAGATCAGGGAGTTTGTTCACTCCGTCTGCCGCCTTGTCAAAGAAATCGTCAAAGAAATCAAGTAATCCTGTTCCGACATTCTCGGCAAACGGCTCTAACACATCCCATAATTGCACAAGGGAAGCATTGATTTTATCCCAGTTAATTTTTACAAGAAAATCGTTAAAAGCATTGATTAATCGTGGTAATCCTTTTTCTCCTAATGTCCATTTCCCAAGTGGTTTTAGAAAATGTTCCCAGAAATCTTTTAATGCTGTCCATGTGAAGTCTCTGAGCTGTTTCAATCCATTATTCCAGAGATTTTTCAAAGCTTTTGTTGTTGGTTCTGCGGCCTTCGCAAGTTTTTTGAATGCATCTGTAACTTTATTTGCGAACGCCATGGCCTTATTTTCCATAGAATTATAGGCGGCGTCCCATTTCTTCTGGTATTCATTCAGAAGCTTATCCAACGCGTCATTGAGGATTCCTGCATCAAGGGCAGATGTGTCGAGAGCAGGCGTTTTGATCTTAGAATTTGCAAGGTCTGACAGAGAACTGTCGTCTTTGCTCATAACTTCTAATTCATCATAGGACGCAAGGAACTGTTTGAGCTTCTTTGCGTTCTTGGTCGCATTTTTCAGATTGTTATTAGTATCTTTTGTAGCATTATCAACATCAGAAATTCCAGAATCATCTATGGAATCAAGTGCATTTGAAAGATTTTCGCTTCCGCCACCAATAGAACCGAACATTTTTCCGATTTTGGTATCAACTCCAAGAAGTGAACCGATATATGTTAAAAGTCTCTGGAATGCGATTACAAGGCCATTGATGTACGGTAGTACTGCCGCAATGACTGGCATAAAAATGTTTCCTAATGCTCTGGCGCAGGATACTAAGTTTGCGCGAAGTATGCGCAGCTGGTTGGCTGGCATATTAATTGTATTTGCCATATCCGCCCATGCGTACCGGGTGGAATCCAGTATTACTATTGTTCTTAACATAGCCTTACTTGCCTGATCCATTTTTGATACAGCTGTTTGTAAGCCAAGATTTGAAGCATACTGCTGTAAATTTGCCACACGAATGTTTGCGCCATATTTATCTACGGCACGGCTCATACCTACTAATCCAGAGGATAGGTTTTCATAAACTGTACTAAAATCAAGATTCTTAACAGATGCAAGGTCAGCACCGATCATAGTCAATGCGTTTGATAACTTTAATGCCTGCTCAGAAGTTGTTCCCATAGAGGACGATAACTGTGCAAACTGGCCTTGATAATTTAAAAGCATGGACGGGTCCATGCCAAGTGACTTACCGGTTTTATTTGCGGTCAGAATCGCATTGTCAGAAACATCAAATCCAGACATTTTAGATGTAAGTTCTCTGGCTCTCTGGCTGAATGAATCTGCGTATGCTTCTGCAGAGTCATATCCTGCTTCCGACCAAGTTTTTCCTACTTTATCTGCCACCTGGCGGAACGCCGCTTGAAAGTAGTTATAATCTTCAAGAAAATTCATGGAACTTTCAATTGCACCTGTGAATTTTGTAGCTGCTGTTTTCAAAGCCCAGAACTTAGCCACCAAAGACGTAATGCTTGGAGCGCTTCTCTTTGCATTTACCCCAACATTGCCTATAGCACTTCCAAGGCCATTAACCTTTCGCACTGCCCCGGCTGCTCCCTGCCCCAATCGGCTAAATGCATTCACCGTAGACTGTGCCGACCTGCCAGCGCTTCCACCTGCATTCGCCAACTGAGCGATAGCTTGTGTCATTTGTATGGCATTGCGGCTGATTTTAGGGGCGGTACTCATTGTCTGAAAAAATGATTTAAGGTTCTTTGACAAATCTTCAAGTTGTTCAGATGTCTTTTTTGTCTTATCTCCTGCATTCGCCAGCTGTGCAATCGACTGGACAAATGTATTAATCGGCTGAGAAACGTCTCCTATTCCATAGAATGAAGTTATGATATTCCTAATCCCTTCGCCCAAATCCGGAAGTTTAGATACAACTGTGTCAATGGAACCGCCAGCATTCGCCAATCTTGACAGCGAAGAAACAAACCGATTCACATTGTTTGATACATCTGGAATGCTACTGAGTGTAGACAGTTCGGAAATCATGTTTTGGATTTTTCCAGAAACATCACCTGTGGAATTTAATGTTTCATTTAATCTGCGAACGGCATTTACAAATGAATTTAATCCGCTGTCTTTCAAATTTAAACTGCCAAGTGTGTTTATGGATTGCGTGAACTGTCGCAATTGGCTGTTTACTGTTGATAAATCTATGTTGTTAAGCGATTGAACAGTAGAATTGACCGTACCTACGGAAGATGAAAAATTCCTGAGATACTTGATACTCTCAGACATACGACTGCTCAGGCGATTTAGTTTGTCACATAAATCATCAATGGATTTGCTTGCATTTGATACGTTACTGCTGACCTCTATCGCAAGGCTATCTATTGTGTTGTCAGGCATATAAGCACCTCCTTTATTTCAAAAAAATAAAGGGCAAGCAAGACTACTATTCATCCTGCTTGCCCTCTTTATTGCCTATTTCAGATATATTTGCATTTGCCTGCCTGATAAGAAGTTCGTAGTAACGTTCTTCTTGTCTTAGTTCTGCTTCTGATTTCTTTGGCATATCTGGATTGTGTTCAATCCAATTATTTTGTTTTTCCTGCGTAATTGGTTTGCTCGGATAACTAACCTTTCTCGGAAATAATGCGCACGAAATACTCGCCTTGACATACAATCCGGTCAGCCATGCCTGATAGTCCATGTTTATTAACTGCGACTGAATTTCTTCATTTTTTGAGATTCCATATTGTTCTATACGGATTCTCAAGTCTTTAAGAGTGCTCCTGAGAAATTCTTTTTTTGACATCCCAATGCGCACAGCCATTGGGTATAATTCATCCCAGATTATTTCGCTGTAGCTTTTTTCAAATGATCTGTCGGCTTCTTCGGTGTTTTCTTCGCTTTCACAGAGTCCATCGCCGCATTCAAGTTGTCCATGAACGTTTCCAGACCGGTTAATTTGAAAAAACCATCTTCCTCCATTTGTTCGATACACATAGAGAAGAGACCGTAGAAATTGCCCTGCTCATCATCTTTATGCTCAGACATATACTGCGCTGCAAGTTTTTTGGCAGTATCTAAATCCGGGACAGTACCATCACCATCAGAATGATTGCCATGGTATTGAAGTAATCCGGCATAAAACGCATTGAGTGCAGTATTCGGGATGCTACTCATTCCAGAAACCATCTCCCTGAGACTCTTGTCCGTTCCGCCGCTTGTGGAAACTAACATATTCATCACAGATTTCACGCAATCATCAAACAGTGATGCTTCAATCCCATATTCAAGTTTGTAGTCTTTGCCGCCGATTTTTAAAACTTTATACATATTATTTGTCCTCCCAAATATGTTTAAATGCCACTGTCAGTTGGAACTATCGCTTCATCCGCTCCGACGTACTCATTGATAGTAAGAGACATATCGACGGTTAACAGACCGTTCTGATCTCTTGCCGGTTTAGGAATGATTGTCGGTGGCTCGATTTTGGTGAAGAATGCTTTCTTAAGAGACGGGAAGTATTCTTCATACCACATAGATTTTCCCTCTGCTTTTCCTGCTTTGTATTCGGTGATTAAGGTTTCCCACTCAGTGATGGTTTCATCAGTTACGTTCACGGTTACGTTGAATGTGCCACCTGTAGAACCACGTCCTGCAATAGTTCTTTCAACTTCATCTTCAAGCGCGGAAGCGTCGATTGTTTCTACGTCAATTTTAATTTCATCAGAAGCATTGATTCTGTGAAGAAGTTTAAAAGCTGTCGGTTTAGTACCTGCTGTTGTTTCGACTGCATATCCGGTAAGCGAACCAACGGTACTTACGCCTGCTATATTTCCTTTATCTGCCATATTCGGCTCCTTTCTGCTTTTCAGCTATAAAATCACAATAAAAAAGAGCCATGTGGCTCTGATGCATAACCCTGCATCCGGGAGATAAAAGGATCACCGTCCTTTCTATTCATCTGTGCCTGTTTTCAGTTCCGGAAGCCCTGCTACAGATGTAAGCAAGGATAAAACACCGGAAAGAACGGACGCGGATACGACCATCTTCCAGTCAACGCTTCCAAGGACTGTTGCGGTTCCAATTGTTGCAACTGCTGTCTGAGCAATTGTCTTAACAGCTCTGATTCCCGCAGCTTTCAGCCAATGTAATTTATCTTTACTCATAGGAACTCTCCTTTCTTTTTTGGTATAAAAAATAGAAGCTGTTACGCTTCTAATAATTGCCCGGTGTAAATTCTGCTGTACCGGCTTATAATTCGTTTAAAACTCTTTTCAGAGTTCGCAACTTCTTCTGGCCCGTATGTCCGGCGAAAGCCCATTGAAACCATAGCCTGATGGCTCTTACTGTCGATTTCGTATGCAGTCGATAAAGCCTTTGTCCCAGATGCGTAACTTTCCGTTTGGAACGAAAGAACTGTTGCGCATTCGTGACCTTCAAGACTTGTCGACTGCGTGGGATTCCCCATCATGAACAATCTGGCGTATTTCGTCTTGCCAGATGCTATCGTCTGGCTTTTTTCCATGGAGAAATTGCCTTTACCGACTGTTGGTTGAATATCTTTACTCCACCTAGAAAATACTTCTGATACTGGGTTGTTAATCGCGTCTGGCATTTTATATCACCCCGCCTGTTCTAACATATTCTGAGACTGGTCTTAAGGAAATCTCTTATTTGAGAATATCCCCATCCGCAGTCAATCAAACCACTAACAAGCATTTCCTTTGACTGGACAGCTTTTAGCTCTTCTTCTGTCAAGAAATCTCTCAGATTATCTTTTGTAGACAGTCCCTTTTTCTCTCGAAGCTGTTTTGCGGTTCTTCCAAATAAAGTTCGGTACACCATATCCGTATACGTTGAATACGCATGACCATGCATTCTCTCGTTTTCCTGAGATTCTTTAAGCGCATTGGTCAACGCCTGCCTTACTGCAATACCTTTGTCTCGTTCTCTTATTTTACCAATAAGAAGTTTTTCCATTTCATTGAACTGGCGAATATATCCCTCTTTAAACTTCATTGCTTTTTCACCGGTATATCCCATAGCAACAAGCGTAAATCCGTCTCTTGTCATGTAATACATCGGCATTTTTTTACCTTGCAAATTGATATAAGAGGACTGTCCAAAATTGGATAGTCGAAAATCTTCGGAACATTCAAGCTCTCGTATATCTCTTAAAACCTTGCTATGCTCTTTTTCAAAAGTTTCTGCAACATCAAGGCTAGTAACAACACTTCTTTCTACTTTTTGGATGACAATTGTTCCTACAAACATGCTTACATTCTCCTTTTCTATGTTTTTTGCATGAAAAAAGCACCTGTCGTTTTGACAGATGCTTTTATATGTTACAGTATATCATCTTTAATAAATATGATTCCATATGATTGCATAGTATATTCGTGTTTCTTTATGAACCGAATACTTCTTTTGCAATTTTCCTAATACTCTGCATGATTTCTACGCTTGCCTTATATACTGGCATGGTGGCTTCGGTACCATAAGAGCGTACCCATTCGCCAGAATCGGCATAATAAACCCAAGAATCATTCTTTCCGTTCCCTTGCCCGTATGAACCGATTGTATATCCAAATTCTTGTCCTTTTGGATGTGGGCTGGTTCCTGCAGGAGTGTTGTACGAAATACCCGACCCGAACTCAATGAACAAGAGGTCAGAGCCTTCGCACACAAGCGTTGCCTGAGAATAACCACCAAAGTTATTGATTCTGATATAGGTATTATGATTTTTGTCAGAATCGCCTTGTGCCAATGCTATGTTTTCATCTATGACCGGGATTCCAAGTTCTGCCAGCCTGCGGACAAACTCCTCATTCTTACTCACAAGCGACTTTTGATACGCTCTGAGCTGCTTTATTGTGTCCTGTATAGATTCATGCGACAATTCCATTTTGATAGTCTTATTCGCCATCTGAACCATCTCCTATATACTTGATGCCATATCGCGCCACATTTCCTTTTTGAGTATCAAGAATCTTTTTTAGACGGTAGTCTGGTGGGACTATAGGTTCTCCGTCTTCGCCTAAAACAAGTTCTCCTGCTTCGGTCAGTTCCGGCTTGCGGTCAATCCAGAATATATCGGCGGTCTGCGGCTTGAAGTTGCGGTCAAAATTCGTGATGTATCTGTCATAGTCCGGGATGTACCCGGCAGATAATTCTTCCGGTGTTCCGGCTGTTGCTGACACGGATAGGCAATGCAGTTCTGGATTTTGATATTTCTTGATTGTGTCTATTCCGTCAAGTTCTTCTGTCACCCTAGACCAGTATATTGTTTGCTTTTGACGTTTTAGTCCTCTCATATAGTTCTCCTTAAATGACGTATTTATGATGATTGTATCTGACCGACTCTTGATTAACCTTTGCATAAATCATAGTTGTATCAAGTTTCTCGTGTCCCAGCATCTTTTGCAGGTCCGTAACATTCATACCTCTTTCAAGAGCTGAGCTGGCAGTTGTATGGCGGATAAGGTGTGGGTATAAGTTTCTTCCGATTTCCGACCTTTCCCCAATTTTTCTTACAATCTGTTCCAGTTGTGTCTTTGTGACTCCTCTGTACGGTTTGTGAATAGTTGCTATTGCACTGTCGCAACAGTCATCTCTAGTAAACCAGTACTTTTTCAATGCCACTTCTGCCCTAGCGTTGATATAAGATATGCGATGCTTACTTCCCTTTCCAAATAGATGCACTTCTTTAGTCTGAAAGTCAATATCTGACTTCTTCAGGACCACCATCTCTGATACACGGCAACCGGTGCTATAAAAAAGTTCGATAATCGCACGTTCACGGTAATCTTTGCAAGCATCTCTGACCAATTCTAACTCAATATCGTCAAGCGGCTCCCTCGGCTTTACCTCGAATTTAATCGGATTAATTCGACTGCACGGATTCTTTGCAAGATACTCCTCTTTTACGCACCAGTCGAAGAAAGTATGAATGATAAGTCTCTTCCCGTCAATCGTTCGATTCGTATTTCTTTCTGACAAGCTATACAAGTACAGCCTTATATCGTTTGTAGTGATCTGGGCCAGTGGCTTATTGACTGAACGAAAGAAATCATCAAGATTACATTTATAAGTCACTAGAGACTGCGGCGACATTCCCTCTATCTTTTTAGAGACAAGGTAAACCTTATAGCGCTCTGGTACACAGCCCTGATACGGGACAATGTTTGTCTGCTTTTTCTCAATATCAAAATTTGCAGAAAACATTTCCAATTCTGCCAGAACTGTCTTCATCTGTTCTGGGGATAACTTTCCGTCTAACTTGGTCATAAACTCTGTTGCGAAATTTTCCATAAAAAACCCTCCTTTTGGGTTCACAAAGGGAGGGTACCGTGTTATAATATACCTGTACCCTTTGTGGTGCTTGGAGTTGGACTTTTTGTTTGGTAGACGGGAGTCCAGCTCCTCTTTTTTTGTATTCTGTTATAGAAATTATAGCACGGTTTCATTATAACAGGTAGAACTTTTTACAAAAGTTTTAAGAATTTTAATGAATTAAATGGCAATAGTAAATTTTTTTGATCCTCAAATTTATATTCTCTGAATCAGCATCGACGGATACCAGGCAGTTACTATTTTGTATAAAGCACTACAACATTTAATTCTGTGTTTTTAAATCGATTGCCTTCGTAGTCAGTGACCAATATATAAGCATAAGAGTTGTACGAGTATAGCCTTGAGTAAATATTTTTATTTCCATCGGAAATATATGCTTTTGCATTAATAACGTTTTTTATTGACACTCCAGAAATTATATTATTTATGGGAATTACACCATCTTCATTTGTTGCTTTTTTGCCAACATAAGTCATCAGAGCCTTACTATTTAATTCATTAATCGCTCCCAGAATTGTTTTGTCGTTCGTTTGAAGCTTTGCAAACACTTTATCGGCGATTTTATTAAGGACAAAGTCTGACAGCTTGCTCAGCACACTCTTTTTCATTCCTGTACCGTCATTGATCAGAAATGCGTCAGTATCAGCTAATGTACCTCTGTCGGTGTAATTCGCAGATTCCAGATTTTCCGTTTTGGTTTTCAAGGATGTTATGATCTCGGAATCCTCTCTCAAGTATGGTGCCATATCAATAGCCGGCCCAAGAGTGTCCCATATTTCTCCCGTCCATGCGACATTCATTCCTGCTTCGCCATATATTGATTTCTGTTCAATATTGTACATATCACCGATACTTGGATTTAGTGGAAGCAAATCAGCTGTCGTAACGGTTCCTTTATATATGACAGGTGTTTTTATTTTTGACTCCATATCGGAAATCTGGCGTTTTAAAATTGCGTATACTTTTTTTGCCGTTAATGCCATATGCGCTTCTCCTTTACAGTTTGTACCATGTATCGGTAGGTTTGTGATATTCGTATAATTCAGAGGTATCAAGGCATAACGCCGAAGAACCGCTCTGTACATAATGTGGGAGCTTTGATACATCTTTTGAAAGCCCCTCGTAATCACGAACCATACCTTTTGCATCTGTACATACCCAACTACCTAAATCCGGCAATTCATCACCGGGGTTGTACTGAATGCCGTCAAAAATAATTGTGTTTTCTGCTTTTGCCATCTATGCAATCATCCTTTCTGCCCCAATGGGGGATATATATTTATTTATTATCTTTTGCATGATTTCTTCTTTCTTTATCACTTAATTCACTCATTCCAAAACTTACATTTCTAAATTTGTGCCATGTTTGCATATAAGTCAGATTTAGTTTTTCAGAAAGCTCTGAAATAGAATATATTTTCCCTTCATAATTTACATATCTGTTTCTCCTTGTGTTTTGCATTTGCTGTTTCGGTGTTGCCCATCGGCAATTTTCTGGGCAATAATTACCGTCTACATCTATTCTATCAATAGTTAAATTAGTCTGATACCCATTTGCTATTGACCATTCATAGAAATTTTTAAAGCCATTTTCATTTCTCCATTCATCGCATATTTCAATTCCTCTTTCTCCGTACCTTTTATAATTCTCGTCGTTTTTACAATAGCATCTTGATTTCATAGCACATAAAATTTCATATATTCTATCTCTCGACATGCCATGTTTAAAATTCATTTTTCTTGCATTTTCTTTTTTAACGCAACCGCAAGAAGAAACAAGTCCTTTTCTAAGATTCCTGCCTTGCGTTAGGATATTTCCTCCACATTCGCATTCGCAATACCAATATACATTTCCACTTTTGTCCCTTTTTTCAGTTCTCTTCATAACCGTAAGCTTTCCAAATTTTTGCCCCGCAATATCTATTCCTCTCAAACATCCGCAACTTTTTGTACGTCCTGATCTCAAATGTCCTGTAGAAACGCTCAACTCTCTTCCACAATCACATCGACATATCCAAGTTTTTATCTTGCGCCCGCCTTTAGTTACACGTGTTTCTCCCTCTTTTATAACAATAAGTTTTCCAAACCGTTGCCCTTCTAAATTCATTTTTCTTACCTCCATTAATCGCATGAATTAAATCTTATAATTTAATTATACATTTATTTATTATATTTTTCAATGTGTATTTAAACTTTACAGTTTATAATCAAAATGATATAATTCATTTATAAACAAAGGAGCGTTAATCAATGAGTTTAAAATACAAACTAAAGGGGCTTATAATTTCGCAGGGCTTTACTATGAGCCAAGTTAATGACGAATTAAACCGTAGGCATGGAACAAATTTTACATTTCAAAATTTTAGCAATCGCTTCAGAAAGGAAACTTTCACTTATAATGAAGTAGAGGAAATTCTGGATATTATTGGATATCAAATTGTACTCAAGGAAAAATCATGCAATTAATTTAAAAGTTCGTGGCATAACTAGGGAAAAACTATTTCCCAAAATATCTTTTGATGTAACTATGATTATTCCAGAATAATCTGAGATGAAATTGCAACACCATTCCTCTGCGTCCACCCAGTATCGTTTCTTAACCATGCGGTGAAGTTCAGGCAATAGACCGTAACTGAACATCACACAATGCCCTAACTCATGAATAAATACACGGTTCAGAAGTTCTCCATACAGGTTATTTGCAATTGAAATAACGTGTGTGGAATAATCCGATACCCCAAGTGTTCTATTGCCTGTACGGTCAATTAACGCGCTGTCGTGCGGAGATACAAACTGCACTCTCCATAAGTCGCCGTTCATGTAAAATTGTCTTAGCATGGTTTATCACCATCCTTTTCTCAACTAAAAAGCCCCTGCTACATTCCTGTAACAAGGGCAAAGCTCATTTCATATTCAATTCATCTGCTGTATGAAACGTGTTAAGTCAGTCTTCATCTGCTGTCTGATTGATGCGTCTGCATCATCCCACATTTCTTTCATGTTGCGTATGATATCTTCTGTATACTCTTTCATGGAATCATCCATTTTTCTCTTGGATTCAGCGTCTTTGGAATCATGGTAATGTCTGCGATTCTCGCTGTATCTGTCGTAGGTTTCACCATATCTGGACTGCTTATGGTTCATTCCATCCATTCTCATATCGCTACGGTCTGGATGATACCCCATGCGGTACATGTTCTGTTCAAACTCTGGATTGATTGGATATTCATTCATCCAGTCATCATCCTGCATATGAAGATACGGCATATATCCCATTCGGCTTCCTCTGCCTTTTGGTGCAAATCTGCCATTAGAATAGCGATACCTGTCATATCCCATGCGTCCAAGATACTTTTCTTCCTGTTCGCATTCATCCATAGCTTCTACGATTCGATAATCTTTGTCTGCACAGATTGCGCATTTTACTGCTTCCATGCAGTCTTTCAAATCGTCCCAGTCTTGAGCACTGAGGTTATCAAAGCCATGCGATTTGGCTTTCTCCATAGCCCATTTTCCCATTTCCATTGCAACTTTATGCATTACAATTCCCCCTTTCTAACAGCCTGTGTAACAGGTGTGTCTGTCGTTGGGGCTGTACCATTAATTGCTGTTAAATTGTTAGTTGGACTACAAGCCGGATTTCCTAACATCTTGAATACTCCGCCAGTTGCACTTGTAGCTACTCTGGTTGCGTATTTTGTTCTAGTTCTGACACCACATGCTGTTACCTGTGCACAGCAACGATTCTCTAGCGGATATAAAGTTGTTCCTGTTCCTACCTGAATCATTACCGGAGCAGTAATTGTAGTGGCTTCCGGTATGCTTTGCGCAACAACAATACAATATTTCTCTCCATTGTTGTAACTGCCTGCTGGAAGTGTGATTACAAGATTGCCTCCTGTAAACGCAACAGCTTGGCTGATTACAAGATGGTTGCAGAGCTTACAAACATTTTTACAACTCATATTTCTACCTCTCAATCAAAATAAGAGGTGAGCCGCAACCCACCTCTTAGAATTAGTCAACCTCTAAGGGTGAGTTACTTAGCAACAACCGTTACCATATGTATTGCATCCTGCGTATGCATATGGAGCTGGAACCTGGAATGCAGGAATCGGAGCCGGGTTGATTGCATTGATTAATCTCTGAGCCTGTGCGTACATCTCTGTTGTAAGCAATGCGGACTGACGATCCTGAGATGCAGCACGCTTCAGATCAGAGTTCTCTGCCTGCAATGTTGCAATCTTATCATTCGTCAAGAAATCAAGGATTGCTCTTGTATTGCTGTTCTGATTGTCCAGAATATCTCTGGTATTGTTGTTCATTGTGTTTTGAAGAGCACAAGTGTTGGTAGCCATGTTGTAGTTGATACCCTGGATAGCTTCCCTTGTTTCACAGCAACAATTTGATAACTGAGACTGTAATGCATTTGTGTTCTGCATATTTGCTACAGTGTCAGCATTAATTGCCTGCTGAACGCCATTGAAGCCCTGAAGCATTCCAACGTTCACGCCGTTGAAGCCACTTTGCATGGTATTGTTAAGAGCATATGTGCTGTCACAGATGCCCTGCTGAATACCTCTGATACCATTCTGAATATCGTTAAGAGCAAAACTCTCGCTAATATCTGAACGGGTCGCCCATCCTTGGAATCCGGCACCGTTAGCGCCATTTCCACCATTGCCGCCAAAGCCGCCGCCCCAGCCGCCAAAACCTCCCCAGCCGAAGATTGCGAAGATCAGAACGAGCCAGATAAGTGAAAAGCCATCACCGCCCCACATATCATTGGCGCGATTATTAGAGCCTGTAGCGGCAGCAATGTCACTAAGACTATAATTTGAACCATTCATCATGTTTTTAGTCTCCTTAAAATTTTATTTACAATAGGAGACATCCGCGGCTGTCGTCCCGAATTGTAGCGATTCTGAATCACCCAATTATGGGGAAGTGTTATAATCCAAGGAATTTCTGGATAATTCCATCTGGAGATAAATGTTTTTCATTGAATACATTTTGTTGTATTTGATGTAGCTGGTCTGCATCACCTTTTTTATATAAATCCAAAGCATTTTTCAATGTTGGATTGTTTCCTGCAAATTTACTCATGTCGTTCATCATGTTGTCAACACTTCCGAACCTCTGAGAAATCATTTTCTCGAATTGCTTTTTCATCATAACGTTTGGGCTGAAATTCATCTCTGCTTACCTCCGTTCTGCTGTTTTGCAGGCTCCGATGTTCCCGATATAAATGTCGGAAACATGTCTTTGATTCCAGAAATTTCAGCACATACATCGTTTCGAAGCTGATTAATCATAGCAACTAGATCAACCTGCTTTGGTTCTTCCTGTTGCTGCTCTGCTTCTGGATTGACAAGTCGGTAAACAAAAATTTTGCTTCTTCCGTCTGCTTGTAATTGTTTCCTGTAGACTTCTGTACCATCTGTTTTTGGATAATAAACAGGATTTCCAGACATATCTACATCTTTTGCTTTTACAGTATCAATGCCATCAACCATCTGCCCTTGAAGCATCGGCATTTGCTGCATTTGTTGTACAGGCTGCTGCATCTGCATTTGTCCATATGGCATTGCCTGTTGATAGTTATTCTGTAATTGTGCCAACCTGTCTTGATACGGCTGTATCTGTCCGTATGGATTGTTTATTATTGGTTGTTGCGGATAATACGGATAACCTGCCATAATCTGTTCCTCCTGTCCGGGATTCAAGAATCATATCCATATCATCTATAGAACGATGCTTTTCCCATATACCCTCGTAAGGGTTTCTTAACATAATCATTGTGTTTTCTCCTATGATTATATTATATAGGAAGGAACTCTGTTTTTGAACGTCACTATTTCGCCACGTTTTCGCCATTATACAAAGAAAAGCCCCGAATATACATCGGGGCAACTTTGGCAATTTTTTGCTTTATTTTTTTATTGATTCGGTCTATGGTTCTGGGACTGTACCCCATTAATTCAGATGCTTCCCATAATGTCTTTTCGTCATAAGCCCGTAATCGAAATAATTTTTCTTCACGTGAATCAAAACCTGCTTCTTGCAAGTAAAATTTTCTTTCATTTTCTGAAAAATCTGCATAATTCATATAACTCCACCGTCCTCCCTTACAAGTGGAATCAATTTGTTACATAGGAAATACACCGCTCAACATAAATCCTACAACTGCTCCCACGACTGCCGTTATAATGCATACAATAATGGTGTCGTAACGTTTGCCTGGGACTGCCATGAGGATTTTTAAATTGTTGTTCATTTCATCTACAGTTGACTTGATATGATTCAAGTCGTTTTCACTTAATGCCGTTTTTCTTTCCAGTTCCCCGATACGCTCATAAAACTCTTTATTGCGGTCGGATTGTCTTTCTTGCATCTTCCGAAGATTATCTTCTAATTCTGCTATGCGGTGTTCATTAAAACATTCGTGTTCACATCCCATCGCCAGTTCCTTTCTTCACTCCCTTAACATTTGCTTTTCCCTACTGAATATAAGCAACCCAGCGGCACTCCGGGAGGACAAAAAATACTGTGCCACGTGACCCAACCATCTTATTAAATTAAACTTCCTGCAAATGGAAAAACGCCATGATTGATATATATTTCTGTTTCTGATTCCCAGTTTCGACTTACTGAATTTTCAGAGTGCGATTCTTGGAACTCGGCTCCCTGTTTCACAAGGAAATAGAGAGCCAGATCAAATATACAATCATAGCAATATTCCATATCGGTGTTGATTTTTTCCTCTGTATATCCAGACGGATAGTTGCGCTTCTTTTTGAATGAACGAATTGCGCGTTTTACAGACAAAGAAATCATACCGTCAGTTTCCGCATCATCGGATAGATACTCTTTCAGATCATTTACAAGCCGTTCGTCCATTTAAGATCACCTACCCTTGCTGAGATAAAATTTCCGAGATAATACCAGCCTTGTTTGTAGATATCAGGGCATAGCCATTGTCACTTGCGAGCTGTTTCAGTTGAACTACTGTCATGCTTGACAACTCGCTTTCTGTATACTTGTGTTTTGAAGCATCATTAACACTTGCTACAGATGGTGACTGGCTGTTCTTGTCGAGACTATGCCCGTTTATTCCCCCGCTTTGGTACCGATTACGATACCGCCATTAGCTTTTGCTGCTACTGGAACAAACATACCTGATGCTTTAGTCCAAACTGCAACTGGGTCTTGTGTAGCCCACATGGACAGTGTTACGAAGGAGCGATTTTCTTCCTGAATGAACTGTCTGTACTCAAGTTCCTCTGGTGTTACGCCCCAGAGTCCAGTACCAAATGAACCGTTCGGCTCTGCTTCATACAGAGTGAATACATCCTCTTTGAAGTATCTTCCTGTTTTGAGTGAGCCATCTGCTTTTCTGAATCTGAATTTCTCGTCGCAACGATCAATTGTGATTCCGTATTCCTGCATAAGCAGATTAGCAAGTTCCTGCTTAGTAAGGAGGCGTTTGTTTGCTGCTCCCAGAACTGCGGTCTGCATTGCAGTGTTGTTTCTCATGTAATTAATCATTTTAAGTGATGTCAGGGCTTTGTTTACCACAAATCCATTATCTTCTGCAATAGCGACCATCTTCTGGATATCACCCATGATATCTGCATCTGGTTTAGACCAGTCTGTCATTTCTACTTTTGCATCGGACGGAACACCATAATCAATGCTCATATCCACATTGTTCTCTTTGACTTTTACTGCGCCAGTAGAAAGGAACTGGCCTTTCATGACATTTGCTCTAGCAACAACACCCTCAAACAGGTTGGCTGCATCATCAAATACAAATTTCTTTAAGTTCTCGTCATCCGGCACACCGTTTTCGATTGCCTGCTGTAATCTCTCAGACTGATTAATTTTTCTCTTAATAAAGAGTTTTTCAGTCAGGACTTTTTCGAATCCCGGTCTGGAACCAATTTCCGCTTCGGTATCAAGAGCGTGAACGAATGCTACCTCCGGCAGTCTCTGTCCAGCCATAAGTCTGTAGTATTCAGCTTTCAGGTACTGAGTTTTAACATCCGGGAAAATGGTATCAAGGATACCCGGCCTTTTTACGCTGAAATCCTGAGAAAAGTTAAGTCTTTCTTCCGGTGTGATTGATTCTAAAATATTAAATGGCATCTGCTGTACCTCCTTAAAATTCTGGGTCTGTAGTAGTCACAAAAACGATACCTGATTTTTCAAGCTCTGTTTTTGCAGTGGTTTCTACTGTTACCGGAAGTCTTTTTTCAAGAACACGTCCTGCAACAATTACGGAAATCGGTCTCTTAGCATCGTCCGTCATATCAACATCTTCAAACACGATGCCTTTAGCACCAGTTGCGTTTGTCGGATATACAGAACCTGCTTTGATAATCTTCTTGGTTCCAACGGTTTCAGCATTTGTCTGTTCTGCTGTATAGGTTTTAAGTACCAGTCCTACCTCGGATTCGAGGATATTAGGTGTGGATTCGTACTGCTCTGTTTTCATAAAAGCCATAATCTAAATCTCCTTTTCTTAAATATTTACTGGGGCATTATCGTCTGCCGGTTTATTTTCTGGACACATTTTTGCTGAGTACGCTTTTGCATATTCAGATGCTTCACTTTTCTTTTCTGGTCCTCCACTAGATTTACCGCCGCCCGGATTAGGTGTGTTTTCAAGGGCTTCTTTTTCCCATGCAGCTTTTGCGGTATCAAGCGTTGATTTATTTACTTCGGAAATTCCATCAACAAAAGTCTGGGCTTCTTTGAGTGCATCTTCAGCATCCATATTTGAAAATGCTTTGATTGCTCCCACATAGGCATCTCCTTTCATTCCTGCGCTTGCAAAAATAGAAGTAATTTTGCCTGTCAGAGCTTCTTTCTGGGAAGTTGCAAGTGCAGATTCAAGGTCAGAAATTCTTTTTTCGTTTGCAGCTTTTTCTTTCTGACGTTCCAGTTCTGCTTTCTCAGCTTCAGTCATGTTCTGTTTTTTTAATTCTTCCAGTTCTTTTTCCAGTGCTTCTGCTTTATCAGCCTGTTCTTTTGCTTTCTGGGCTTTTGCTTTTTCTTTAGCCACATCAGAATTTGACTGATTCAGAAAAGAAGTAATCTGGTCATCGGTTGCATCTGGAAAAATCCTTTTAACATCTTCTCTTGTCATTGAAATCTCCTGTCACCAATACGCTTTTTTACGCTGTTCGCTCAGCCCAAGGTGTCTCCCATGTTCACGCTGTCGGGTTGCATATTTTTTAATAAAAAAGAGACGATTTTACTCGTCTCTAAATTAACTGTATTGAATTGAGCACCGGCAATTCACAATCTCGTCTGCCGAAGCTCCTAATGAGGTATCTTTGGGAAATTGTAGCAAGCTATCTCCAACCGAGAACGGCTCACCAATCGGGAGCGTGGTTCCTCCAACTTCAAGGTGGGTCTTTCGTTCTCTTTTGTCTCCTACGTCAATCCATTTCTTTTTTGTCTTTCCTGATTTCACAGCCTTCGAATACTGTCTGTAATTCAGTATCGAATTAGCTTCACACTCTGAAATAAACATTGCCCGGTCATTTGACAGGTAATAATCATCAGTAATGCTTTTATCTTCAGAAGAAAGTCTTTCGAATGTTGTATCAATAATTTGCTTTGTTATATCAACGGCATATTGCTTGATGTATGTATCTATAAGCATATACGAAGCAATTACATCCAGATATTTGTCGTAAAATTGAGTCTGGATGTATTCTCGTTTCGTTTCTCCGCTTTCTATGGTTGTTTCTATCAACGCCAAAATATAAAGGACAACTTCTTCCATTTGTTCGGAAAAAGCTATCCTTTCTTGTTTTTCTTTGTCTGATATCGACATTTTGCTGAAATATTCTTTATATGGTTCGCTTCTGCGATTGTTAGGTCTGATATTTAATTCATCATATGACGAAACACTCATTCTGAAATCACATCCTTATTAAAGCCATTCAGCAAATCTTTCGCTTTTTGCAGTTCTGAGTCTGGGTCTGCCAATTCCGGGTAAATGGTTCCAAGATACGGTAAACTCATTTCATATACTTTTTGCGGATCACTAAATAATCCGCAAGTAATCAGCGCAATAAGCGGATGAATTTTATTTTTAAACAAATAATCAAGCGCCTGTGCTTTAACAAGCATGTTATCAGTCGGGTTTCTGGTGATTTTTACATCAAAATCTCTGGTTGAAATATTTACATCCATTGATGTTTTTCGAATGATATTCAAAATGATTCTGGCAGATGCCTTTTCAGCTTCTTTTGTGAACGCTTCTACCAATTTTGCGTCTCTCTCTGCGAAATCCCAACCATTCCTCAGATATACTGCATTGCCTGTATCTCCACCGGTATTGCTTTGCCGGTTTGGCATCGCTTCTACAATCAACATATTGTTGTAAATATCATCTTTTGCAACCTGGCTCTCTGACTGATTTAGTTCGGCGGTCATTAAATCAACGTCTGATTGCGTTCCATTCCCGACGTCTTTTACAGATACAGCACCGAGTTTTATCATTTTTACAAATTCGGATTCATCAATCTCGCAGTTTTTAAATTTCATCAGGGCTTGCACGAACTGTTCAACCCCATTCAGTCTGTCAGATTGATATTTGTTGATTGCGTCGTACATTGTAATCGCAATTTCAATGTCGGAAAGTCTGTCGTGATTATTCGGATATTCAATGATAGGAATACCGCCAAAACCATTGATTCCAGATTCTGTTACCGCTCCATTTTGAATTTTGAAATACTGTCTGGAAGAATAACACTGGTAATACTGCTGATTGTCCTCGTCTTTTAAAATCTGGACGGAAAGCATTGGTTTGCCCGTGATGCTCGAATAAACAATATATACATCCTGCGGCGATGGAATAAATATTCTAAATGGCGGTAAATCTCCGTTTTCTGTCCATTCATCTTCTCTCAGAATTGCTTTATATGCAGTTCCTACCGCACTCTGGTATATTCCTAATTGAATGTTTCTGGCATCTGCATTAGCTTCATCCAGATAATCATTGAACCGGTCAACTTGTTCATTTATTTTTTCACTTGCTTTTTTCTTTTTGCAGACATACTGAATAGGTTCTCCGTATATCTGCCCTGCCTTGAATTTGACTGTTTCAAGGGCATGATTCTCAACAACTTTATTGTTGACCTCTGGGCGAACAAGTTTCTCACGATATAGAATCGGCTGGTCGCCTTTGTAATATCTGTATAGATAATCTATCAATGTTCTGTTCCTGTTGTGGATTCCAATTGTATCAGAAAGAACCTGTGCCACATTCTGGGGAGTAATCTGGTCTACGCCAGTATAGGCAATCTTTCTGCCAAACTCTCCTTGGCATAGGTCAACAAAGTTTATTTTGTTTCTCCCCACTGCCTGTCCTCCTATTTTTCTGCATGAAAAAAGCACCAAGGTTCGACCTCAGCGCTTATTTTACAGCTTATATTATATAATATATTATCAATATGATTCCATATGATTGCATACTATCTTTTGAATCCTTTTACTTTTTTGACTGATTCAATTGCTTTCAAATGGCAAGAACGGATGTGCTGAATTGAATATCCCATTTCGTCAGCTACTGTAACAAGACTTTTGTATTCCACATATTTTTTGTGCAGCAACTGAGAATATAGAGAATTATCAAGGCTATTAATGGTGCTTGATACTTCCTGCTGAATATCTGACATTTCGGAAATATCTTTAGCAATTTCTTGTTGCAGATCGGCAATCTTTACGATTGTATCGCCTACATGATCTTTTGTACCGGATGTTTGAACTTTTTCTCCGGTTGAAAAAGAAGATAAACTTGTAGCCAGCATTCTGAGCTGATATTCTTCAGAAATTTTGTTTTCGATTTTTCTCTTATAATCACGAACTTGTTCTAAATATTCTCTTGTGGTCATATTATCTCCTTCCCCAAAATGGATTGCGCATTGCAGTTGCTTTTCCGCCTAATGGATTCTGCACGTACTCTGCCATCATTGCCAAGCTGTCCGGGCCATCATCGTGAGCTACTTTTGCCCTTGTGGTATATGTGGTTACATTTGCCATAAATAATCCGTAGTCGGATTTTGGTTTATACTGGCTTGGATGCAAAAAATAAAAATGTTTTGATATGTAATCAGAATTTACAAGAATTTTTGTTTCTTTATTTGCTTGCGTAGGTCTTGTTTCGATATCCGCTCGGCATTTCCCTGAGATTATCTTTTGAATGTTGTGCGCAACACGATTTCCTACGTTATTTGACTCGAATCTGATTTTATGCGGATTGTGTTTTATCAAGATATCAGCAGTCTTTCTGTCCAGGATGTCGTAATCTGTGGTATCATCGAAAACAACGTCCGGGATAAAAAATTTATCCCCATATTGATATGCAATAGGTAATGATTCAAAATCTGTACCTTTATCTTTTGTATCGCATACTGCCCATATCGCATCCGCTTCTCTATCTGGAATAATTATGTATTCATCAGTACATCCATCTGGTACGTCATCTTTATGAAAGAAAAATCTTTTCAATTTGTCTGGCGGAAGCAACAATCCTTCACGTTCTACCGGTTGCTGCATATACAAACAGTTAAAAGAAATTTCATCCATGGACTCTTTCGCGTCATTAAAATATTTTTCAGAAAAGCCATTTACTGTGAATAAAAAATTGCTTTTGCCATTCTCATCAAGTGCCGGTACTGCTATGAACCTCGCTCTAGGGTTCCCGGCGTATAACTGCTGTAGCTTTCCGATAGGGTCATGCACTGACCATCTGGTAGCAATGTAAAACTCTTTGCACCCTTCAAGTCTACGGGAACGTAAGTCATTTACTACTTTTGTCCATAAGGTATCCAGTCGATTCTTGTTCAGTGCTTCTTCGATGCCAGACACAAGGTCATCGGCGGTAAGGAATCGGTTGCATCGGGTCGCACCAGTCAGAGAACCATCAATTGAACGGAACGTCCAAGTTTTAAAACGTCCATTTCTTTCAAGGTTTACTGTCGTTTCTTTTGCATTTGTTCCCTGCATTTCAACATTCGGAAAAACCTCATGCCATGTGTACTCAACCGGATCATTGATGATTTCCAGAACTCCATCATAAAGTGAACGTGTCAAAATACTACTGTGCGCTGATGACAGGTTGAAATCATTCGGAAACCACCCGCCTACCAGAGACAGAAAGAAATCTTCAAGAGTAGATTTTCCGCAACCGGGTGGTACGCTCAGCGCAAATATATCAAGTTTATCATCCATCAAATCTTGTAATGAGCCTATAATGTTATGCTGCATGAATACGCTTCTTCTTGGCTCATAGAATCTTTCTTTTGGGATTCTATTCTTCTCGAGATATAATAATCCACTGTCTACTTGATGGTTCTGTGCTTCCAACAGCAAATATTTCCAGTAAATATCGTCAAAATCTCCACTCCCAGTAATAGCAGCTTGCCTTTCTGCGATATTGTGTGCATACTGGCTTACCTTTATTCCCATCTGTTGCGCATCTGGATTATCCTTGAAAGGAAGGTCAATATTCATATTCAAAAGTAAATCAAGGCAGTCCTTCTGATTTTGACAGACTGTCATATCATCATTAATGATTTGATTTAAAATTGCCCGATACCATTCAATCGAACCTTCTGTGAATTTTTGCATAAAAATAGAGCCAGACCTCCTTTCTTTTTAGGATTTAGTCTGGCTCTCGTGTGGCTCTTTGACTGGTTTATTTATTAAATTCCGTAAAAATATTTTCAATTACTTTCCATTCTGCGAATATTGCCATGAACAATAACGGAACCGCCGAAAGTCCCCAATGATTTTCAATTGTCACTTGAATTGTGGCTATCAAATAATCTGCTACCCATTTGAATATTATGAAATTCACAATTATCCAACATATTTTTCTGATTTTGTTCATTTGGTCACGCTTTCTTGACCGGCCATTCAAAGCCAAAATCTGAACGTTTGATTTTGCATTGTGGGCTTCCGTCTTTCCAGAAAACTAATCCTTCTATCTCGTGTTCAGAAAGATATTTCTTGATTCCCTCGAATGTTCTTTCGACTTCAACGATTTCTTTGCCGTGTTTTATCAAGGCATCGTAATCATCATTATACGGATTGCCATGAAAATGTTTTCCGTAAGCTTCATATGTGCCATCCGGCAATTTAAGGCCTTGATTTGTCCACATTGAAGTTACATAATACGCTTCTGCAAACCACTTATCAGACGGATTATTCTCATCAACCTTTACCCATCCCGGCCAATGACCTGTAATGGAATCTGGCTCACAACAAGGGATAAATCCCTCTGGTGGTATTTTGTCTTTCTTGCAGTCATATCTTTTATAATATTCTCCGTCAATTATCGCGCAGCAAGAACCGTCGTATTTGACTGTTGCAACACCTTCTCCTTTAAGTACCCATTCCATGCCCGGATGCACTTTCGGAAGAACCTTTACAACCTTATGGTCTTTAAATTCTCGCTCAAATAATGTTGGTATCTTTTTCATTTACTCACCTCACAATACTTCTAAGTGAATCCCACCACTCGTCTTTTTTATTTATATCTTCTACTCGTTCAAACATAAATTTCAACTTATAAATACCTGATTCTGATACAACAGATTCCGTATGCATGAGTTTGAATTTTCTTTTAAGATATCCAATTTCAAGAATGCATTCCTTCGGAAGATCAGTGTAATTCACGACGCATTCTACCCAAATAATCCGTCTGCCTTCTTCATGATGTACTTCAATGTCAGCTAGTGCATTAATGATTTTTTCATCAATAATCTTAATTGGATAGTTCACTACACCATATTTTTTCATACATTCACCTCGAACTCTTTCTTGCAGTTGCTACCCTTGCATTTATACGGCATCCGATAAATCTTTGTGGTCGGGAAAATCTTTAAGGCTTTCTTTCCACAAAACGGACAAATCACCCAATTTGTACCATTTTCCATTTTAATTTGCGCTGTTCCATCCCATGGCTCTGGAGGATTCGTATATTCAGAGAAGTCTACTCCCTCTGATTCAAATGCTGATTTGATACTCATTATTTCTCCTGTTCTTTTTATGCTTAATACCTTTATGTTTCCGTTTGAGATAAATCCTCATTTTACTTCTTGTGTTTTTTCTGAATTGATTATTGAATTTTCTTTTTCTCTTTCTCCCGGCAATCTGCCTTATTTTATGTTTTCCATGCATTTTAAGATAATTATTACAATACGGAACAATGCACATATCGTTCATTAAAGGAGAAAAATATTTTTTTGGTACAGTTTCTATCAAAGGAATATTACGTAGACGCATATTATCTTTCACACTTTCTCACTCCTTTTCGCCCATTCTTCTTCCAGCTTTGTAACAATCTGCTATATATGTTCTATGTACATCTTCCATACCATTAATAGCTTTTCTCATTGCTTCTGCCATTTTTTCATCATAATATGTATTTCTAATGTGTAGCTTGTTTTCACGCGGATTAACACATATTGAATCTTCTAACAACGGATAATTTTCACCTAAGAACACAGGCATATCTCCAAAGCCATTCATTGAAAGTTCATCAAGCATATTTAATAATCGGCTAACAGTAATTTGATTATCCATAATATCAACTCACCCCATGAGCCTTTCTCAAATTTGCGTATCGGTCAATCAGAACGTCAAGTGTTGTATGTAACTGGTTAATCGTGATGCAATCGGACTGGTGCCGTTCACTATACCATTGTTTACTGTGATCCGTATCAGATTGAGAAGATATCAGTGGTGATTGTGTCTCCCAAACGCCTTTCATAACTTCTCTGGTTTGCAACTCATTTGTATATGCCATAACAATCGAATTGGCTTTTTCGAGTTTTTCTTCAAGTTCTTTGTTTTTTACTGCAAGTCTTTTATTTTCCTTTTCCAATTCCAAAATTTTTTTACTTTCAACACCATTCACCTGAAATTCCCTCCCGCTAAATTTTTGTAAAAATTTCCATGTCGTAGTTGTCTCTGATATAATCCGAGCATTCAGACAACTTTTCTTTTAAGAAAGGGTCATTTGCAATGTCTGGATGTATGTTTAATATACAGCTATCCTTTTTACCGTCTTTCTGAAATTTCTTCCAGTCAAATGTCATTACGAACAACGGAATTGCTTTGAGATTTTTGGTCTTGTATCTTATGTATAGATTAAAAAATTTATTAAACATGGAAATCTCCCCTCTTTAATTACGCCGTCTTTTCAAATAAATCAAGAATAAACTCCCGTCCCATCTGTGTAATCCGTCTATGGTAGATCACTTTCCCAGAGTCCAGAACTTCCTGTTTGATTTCTTCATATCCGCAATTACTATACTGCGAGAACATCACCCACGTACCATTTACCTGATACTGTATCTTTTTCTCTGCCAGAATCCGATTTAGCTGTATTGCTGATTTCAGTCCCAGTTCTTTTGCAATCTCAGTAATAGTATATGTCTTATTTACGTGCATCAAAATAGCATTCTTTCTCTCGGCTTCCACTCTCGCAGCACGTTCTTCTTTCAGTTTGGTTAGAAGTTCAATGCCGAAGTCCGGATTATTCAGAATGTTATCAATGACATTGTCCGTGGCATATATGCCATGCTTACGGATAGTCTTCAGAATCTCTTTGACTTCTTTCTTGAACTGTTTGGCAATCGGCTTTCTGGACTGCATTAAGACTTCGTAGAGTCCGTTCTCGGTAAGGAACCATGTCCCATTCCCGCCGGTTCTATTTTCAAAGTAAACATTATTTACTTTGACTTTCTCATCCTCATCTACAGATTCAATCATTACTGATGGCTTGCTGTGTTCAATCCACTCCGCTACATCTTTTGCTAAGAATAGTGGTTCCTCTGCCGTTCCGTATACTCGAAACTGTTTTCCTAATACTTCCTGCTCATTCAATACTTTCAGTTCATTCATTTCTCTCTTTCCTCCCTGTGTTTCATCTGACATTCAATCATCTTCGCTATGTTCTCACGTTCCTGTCGTATCCCGTGCCCTTGACGAAATAATTCACATTCAATGATATTACCGCATCTGGAACACTCGTCTTTAATTTCTTTTCCTGCTATTTGCATTCCCATCCATCCTGTACCATTTTAGGCTTATATTCTTTTTCGGTATATCCTTCGCCGTTGCACAAATCACAAGTGACTTTTGTTTCTTCATACCTGTCGCGGCATTCCCAGTATTGCGCACGATTTATCATTTTTATAACAATTCCTTCTCCATAGCATTTCGGGCATCTATGGATTTTGTTTCCCTGTATTCGTTTTACAAGGTCATCAAGAGTTGTTTTTCCACCATAGTCATCTCTCAAACATATTGCTTCATGAATTTTCATTTTCTACATCCTCCCAAAATTCGCAAACACAATCTGGTTCCGTAAAATCAGCGCAGTGTTCACTGTCGCCGTTGAAACATACCCATGTAAAATCGTCATGTTTCTTACATGTTTTACAACACTTTTCTTTTTGCATAATTAACCTCAATTTAAAAAAGTCCAGTGTGCCGACTTGAACGGCATAAATCTCCCAACGAGAAACACTGGAACCGCACGAAGTAAGAGAAAAATTCCAATGATTGCAGTTCATTGGAATCGGAAAGGATGGATTCGAACCATCAAAGCCTAGTCTACGGCCAGGCCGTTCCCCAGTTACTTCTACTTTCCGAATAACCCGGAAACCCCGGGTTAGCAATATGTTTATTGTGTTATGCTTTCCACTAGGCAATTTTTCATAACTTGGACTATCGTATTTTTGCCAACCTGACGGCTTTTTTGGTAACCGTGGTATGCTCCACGGAGTTGTTTTCGGATTTTGGAAAATACTTCCTGTGTTTGTCTCTTGAAAACTTCCTGTCCTCAACGTGCACCTATTGACGACAATTTAACTCGGAGACTGTGCCGAACGGGAGATCATCTTCGTCAAACAGGCTGTGCCGTTACACACCTTTCATGAAAATAATCCACATACACTCATTCAGCAGTTTTTTCTGTCCATTAAACGGATAGACAGCATATGGAAGAAATGGAAACTACAGGACTCGAACCTGTGACTTGTCGGTTATGAGCCGACCGTTCTGCCAACTGAACTAAGTTTCCTGAGCAGAGGGCTGTTGCAGTTCAAGAACGGCTCTCTGCTGTTGCAGTTCTTTCCCTCGCAACTGCAACAAAGGGATTGAGACTGTTGATTTCTGCGTTCTGCAGAATCCATCCGGGGCATTTGAAGCCCCTTTAATCATCTCCGTTGGGATAGATGGAACCAATTCGGAGGGGTCATATCATCATGGAAAATAATACAACCAGCTAGGCTAGTGGGATTCGAACCCACGAATACAGCAATCAAAATGCTGTGTCTTACCGCTTGACGATAGCCCATTATTCGACCGGGAAAGTCCCGGTCTAGTGATAGTGATATATTTTATAAGATTTTAGAAAGCATCATGGCTATATTTGTATTGTTAAGTCCGCGCCAGTTACTTTGCAATGGGCGGGAAAAGTTGTATTCTCCATTGAGTTTCACCAACGCAGACCTAAGCTACTCTGGATGCCTCGACCTGTCAGATTCAAAGGCTTTCCCTAACCTGAGAACGGCAGGTTTCTGATTTTCTTGTATTTTCACCCGTTCAATCAGTATAGTGAACAGGGGAATTTGTATTGTGAATGCTAACCACATTGGGTTCTCCTTATAATCTAAAAATCACAACTGCATTAACTGCGAAACATATTTCCATTAATATAAATACTGCCGTCGCTATTGGATTGCTTTTCTTTTCGGCTTCGTCCTGTGATATGAGGAATGCCAAGACCAATGTAAAAAAAGCAATATCTAACATGGCTGCTACGAATTTTGCTAAAATCATTCTCTTTGTTCCTCTCCGATCATGAAATCAAGAATCTTACCGGCGGTTTCGTCTTCTGGCTCAAATGGTAAACCGCAGGTGCAATACTTCTCAATCGCTGTTTTAAGGCTTGCTTTGAAACCATTGTAAACTTCTCCGTGTGTCATAAGTTCGTTCCTTAAAATGGCTATCGCGTGCGTAATAGTTGTAGAATTAGTATTGCTCATTCTTCAAGTCCTCCATTTCTTTCACGCTAATCCCGACTATCCCGGCGCTATCTTTGCTGTCTGTGGCTTTAAAGTGCGCTTTAGGATGTTGTGGGTACATGAACTCAAACATAAGGTAATTTGCCGCATCCACAAGGTATTCTGTATTCCCGGTGGAATTGTATTTCTCAATGCATCGTTCCATGGACGGAAGCGCCTGTACATTCCCGGTTTTATAGTTCTTTCTGGCGGGTCCGTATTTATGATAACTTACCTCAACTCGATTCTTACGAAGTTCATCAAAGCGTTCACTGTATTCTTCTGACATATAAAAACCTCTTTTTTATTTTTTTGAGAAAAATTGAGTCGGCGTTTTGTCTACCTCTTTCGAAAATATTGTCCCAATGCTTCTCTGGTAATTTGCGACACGCTCTTACCGGTTCGATTCTTCTCGGCAATGAGCTTTCGTTCTAGCTGGTACGGCATCCGGATTCTGATTGATTCGCCCTGAGGGTTATTCTTTTTCATAGGCAGCGTCCATCTTTACTGAAAGAATTGGTTTATCTCCGGTTTTTGCTAAAAGTGTAATGCCTTTATCGCTATTCCAAGAAGATGTTGACAATTGAATATTCTTGATTCCTGTTTCATTGCAGATATTCAAAAGCTGATTGGCCACGTCCATTAATGCTGTTCTCAGGTATCCGTCATTATTTACAATCTGTTTCATTATTTCGCCTTTCTTGCATATCAAATATGAATCTTTATAATTCTTTAAGTTTCTGATTAGCAATCTCAACTTGGAAAGCCAACACGCTAAGCGTAACGTCTCTTATCAGTAATTCATCAAGAGTCATATTCTCTTTTTGAAACAGTGCTGGAGCTGTAATTACATGAATCTCTACTCCGAGATCTCGAATCATCCTCCATGTATCTTCGATTTCGTTCTTGGTACTTCCAATATCATCCACTCCGCAAATAATAAGCAAATCTCCTTTTTTCATATCACGACAAAGAATTTTAAAATTTTCTCCATCTTCTAAGTCGTAGATAATTCTATCTACATTCTCATGCGAGAGAATCTTTTTCTTAGCTGTAAGCGAAAACCAAATTTTTGAGTTTCTAGCATACCCTATTCTCATGTTTATACCTGCCTTTCCGATATCGCCTTGTTATTTATGGCAGAGAAACGGTTAAGGCTTACCGCTTGTCGTGTTGCAATCACTATCTCTGCCGTGGGGAACTCTTTTTTTATTTTTTGGAAAATTTTTAACTCAGGTTTTCAGTTATTAAATTGCGTATGATCTGGAAAATGCTTTGGCCTGTCTGAAAGGATTTCTTTTCAAGGCGTTTTCTCATATCATCGTTAATTCTGATTCTTATTGACTCTCCCTTTGGGTTGCTAGAAGTTTTTCACATATCATCATCCTACCTTATCTTTGAATATCTTTACGGTTTCGTGTTGCTTTCTACGAACATATTCAACATCGTTCATTCCGGTGTCTTTGTAGTAGATGTTTTCTTTGTGCCCATCAAGATATTCGATTTCGCCAACACAACAGCCGTTTATAAGTCCTGTTTCGTTATTTGTAGCAACCATATCAACAAGATTTCTCACTTGCTTTATGCCTTTTGACTGAAGATATCTTTTAAAAGGCGGTCTGGATATTAAAGTTGTTTTGATTGAATAATTTAAAAGCAATTGAGCTTTCTTTCTTCCAATTTCTCCGCTTATATACATATCAAATATTTCCGAATGTTTTTCAACCGAAGTTTTTGGCTTTCTTCCACCATTTATGCTTTTTCTATAATGGCTTATGTGCTGACCGCAATGAGCCGCTTTATGGCATTGATGACAAAGAGGAACCATATTGCTTTCTATATCCCGTCCGCCTAACGCAAGAGGAACTATGTGATGATACTCAATATTTTTATCCGTTCCGCAATTACAGCAGACATTCCCAACCGATTGTTTGATTTGCTTGCTTAATGTTTTTCTCACTTTAGTATTCTCCATTATGCGAAGGCGTTTTTTATTTTTTCGGGAACTTGAAGGACTCACTCGGCGTGCATGAGGTACTATATACACCCCTCCCCCACCCGTATTCAACGAGAATGCCAGGTGGTATATTATTAAAAGTGAATAACTATCTGAATATTAAATCTATTTGAAAAATCACGGTTTTTCTTATAGATTGCTATACAGAATGCACAACTCATATCATCGTATCTGTACATATATTACAATTCTTTCCAATTCCAGCCTTTTCTGCACCCTTTGTCCGTCCTCTGCGAACTTCTTTAGGTCTCTGATCTGTTACAACTCCGGCTTCTCCATCTCTGGAAGCTCCAGCGCCGCCCTGTGCTTATCCGCGATCTGCTGCGCTGTTTGGTGTGGTATGCCGTCCTGCTGTGCTGTTTGAACTGGTGCTGTCTCTGCCATTCCATAAGCAGCTTTGGCAACAAATATTAAATTGGCATTTGTGCCGGGCTGATTGTTTAATCTGTTTACTGTACAATTCTTGCAGATATCGAACCATTTTTTAACCGTGTCGCCGTGTGATGTGCTTGCCCTGTACTGTCCGTTAGACCATTTGGTAAACGTTCTACGCTCTATTCCTACCAAAAAGCTAAATACTTCTAACGTTGGTAACACTCCGTATTTAGTGCATATTCTCACGTATACACTAAATATATTATCTAATAATTCTATATCCTCTGTACCTGGTTTCGGTATTCTATCAGCAATATAAAAGATCATATCTACAAAACTATCAGCAACAGTAGCTTTATACTCTTTCTGTGTATCAAATTCTTCTGGAGTTACTTGTAACACAGTGTTTATATATTCATCCACAAGCCTGTATATATCATTCTCATATACTTCTATTCCCTGTTCTGTTACTGTTGTATTACTCTTTTTCACTGTATCACCTCCAAAAAATTCAAATAAAAAAAGACGGCAAAAACACGCTATGCAGATACATCTCGGAATCTTTCTGAATCCCTTTCTTCTTTCCGTCTGCTGCGGTTTTCATCGTCTTAAATATTCTTATTATTTCTTATTGCCTTTCGGCTTATTCAATTGTTAATTCTGTTTTAGCACATTTTTATATCACTTGTCAATAGTCTATTAATTTTATTTTACCGTTACATTTATCTTAATTAACTGTCTATCTATACAGTACTGTATAGCATGTACATTAATAAACTCTAGGTCTCTAGAATCTAGGACGGGGTTATAAAACCAGTTATTATATAATTATACGTCATGTAATACTGTCATTTTCTGGCTATTAAACACAAAAAACCAGACCTTCCGGCGCCTTATCCGGCATGATCTGGCTGATTAATCAATATTCTTTTCGCGCTCTGGCTTGCAGCTCCCGTCCTGAGTTCCATCGCCTGTCGTTATTTTTATTTTATCCACATCGGTTTTAAAAATCAAGCCCCAAAATAAAAAAATTTTTGCTTGACAACTTCGGCGGTTTTGTGATAAATGTATTATAACAGCTTCGGCGGTGGGGCTGTTTACCGGCTGAGTGCCGCGCCGTCGTTACGCCGCCAAAATAAGACAACAAAAGCCCCCGGGATTATCTCTCAGGGGCTTTATTGCGTCTTTCCACTATGGAACTATTAAAGTTTGCACTTATTCAGTACTATTTCAAATTTACATTCAATTACGTCAGTAATTGTTGACTAAATAATACTATAGATCAGATAAAAAAGCAAGGATTGTTTAAATTATCACAATCTGTAATTACTTTTGTTCCTCTATCTAAATATTTTACTCGAACATCATTAAGTATTCGTTTTCCCTTGCTAATCGTGTAATTTTTATGAACTGTGTAAACAGTTCCGGGCGTTTTTGCCGTAGCCGGCGCATAGGCGCACATATCAAGCGTCATTTCCCGTGCTGGCAAAACATCAACAACCTGCACGTCGTCAATTCTTATCAAGTCCTCATGTCGTCCCAGGCTTGGAAATGTCCGGGGATTTAAGATTTTCCTGTAAATTACGTCAACTTCTTCCTGGTTATCCGGCATAATATGCAGCCCCAGGTCCAGATCAGACACAACGCTTTCATAAATTGGCGTATTGACCCAGCCCACAAATGAATCCCCAGATTTTACCCTGACCGGAAAACGCTGCTTAAATTCCTCCGTTTCTGATCCTGCGACAGCTCCGCCGCGCCACCTCATACAAATTTCCGGCTTGTTCATGACTCCGTTTCCGGCTACGGATATTTTCATATCATGCCAGCTATCCCACCGACAAAGGAAATGAACCATCCCAGCAATTGTAGAAAAAGGCGGAAGCGGGTATGTTTCGCCCCGCTTGCCATTCCATCCCGGCATTGAAAACCGGGCGGTGTCCATATGTCCTTGTATCATTATTGCTTTCATGCATTCATTTCCTTGTCTGCTCGAAAGCCTTCAAGGATATCGCCATACAGACTTTCGGGTATTTCTTCCTCCATCAGTGGCTTTCTTTCTTCAAGTTCTGAGTCGAGGCTTGCGTCGATGTCTGTAAGCGCCTGTTCTCTGTTGAATCCCATTTCTACAGCTGCATTCAATAAGTCAATTGTTTTCTTCATTTTCATTTTCCTCTCTTATCTGTTCTTCGTATTTTTTTATGAGCCATTCCGGGACCGGCTCGTCTCCGTCGTCACCCCTGTATTTGATCGGGTCAATATTGTTTGTGAAACACCACTCCCAACTGTTATAATCGTCGCCGTCTTTTGATACGATGTAGAATATATCATATTCGCCGTCTACAAATGCTAACGTATCTGTTGCATTCATTGTGTACAACATGATATACATATTTCTTCTGTATGCGTACGCCATTTCTAATGGTGAATCTTCACCGCTCAAAAAATCCATAAACATTTCAACGTCGTACGAATCTTTTGACAGTTTATTATAATAGTCATAGACTATTTTATCCCATCCGTCTGGGAAAGTTTTGCATTCTTCTATTTTCTCGTTATCTTCTTTAGCCATTTTGTAAATAGTTTCAAGTTTTACGCTATTAATCATTTTTCTTTTCTCCTGTTAATTAATCCCGATAACTTTAACTCGGGTTTGCAGAATATCCTCCGCAGTCTCCAGAATCTCGAAATCAACAATAAATTCCTCACCGTCCTGATATACGGCGATTGCTCCAGACTCTAGAAGTTCCTCACCGTCCCCGTCACCGTCCCAGAGCTGACCGAAATAATATTCTCGGTCGGTTTCAATTGTGTCCTCTGCTCCAAGGACGTACGATAATGTGTTTAATTTCATTTTATTTGTCCTCCTGCCCGCCCCTATCCGGGGCTGTGTGATTGGTTTTCTTTAACTGTCTTTATTATACATTATTTATAATGTAATTGTCAATACTAAATTTACATTATTTTTAAAGTTCTTATTTTTCTGTAGTATCTACATATTTTATAATATTTCCTGGCTGCGTATTTAATATAGAACAAATTTTGTCAAGCGCTTTAATCCCTACCATTTTATTTTCCCTTAGGCACTGTATAGCATTCTCCCCTAACAGCTTTTCTTTTCTTAATTTACTAGGAGTATATCCTGCATCGCTTAAAGTTTCTAATACGTTAAGTCTATATACAAACATTTTCTTTTCTCCTTTCTGATCGTCTTTGCATAGCTACATTATATAATAGGTAGTTTTTGTTTGCAAGGACTTTTACATTAAAAATAATGCACAAATTTCGCATGATTATTTGCATTAATTTTAATGTATTTTGTATATTGATTTTACATTAAATATAATGTATTATATAACCATCAACAGAGAACAAGCAACCCGGACGTAGAGCCAGGAGAACGGAGGGAAAAACATTATGAAGAAATTCGAAATTGGAAAAAGATACTATGAAAGCGGTTTAACGTTCGAAATTACGAACAAAACCGCTAAAACAGTCGCATACAAGGCTATCCAGCACGCCGGACGCGATAACGAACGCGTTGTTAAAGAAGGTCGCGCGAAGCTTTGTCAGTGGCCTGCCGGCGAGGTCTTCATGGACGGTCACGGCCGAACCATAGAAGCATAATCAGGCCGGTAAGCGTACCGGGGAGCATTTCCCCGGTGGCCTTTTAAAATAAAATCAGGAGGATTAAAAACATGAAAAAATTAACATTAGTAGAATACGGATGTACAGGAACAGGCTATAGAAACGGCTCAGACGTTCCAAATTGCAGAGTTCGCGCAGAATTTGACACGCTGGACGGCCTACACGTTATTGCGGATTTTGGAAGCTACCAGAGGCGCGACGCAAATAAAAAAAGATGTCCAGTGGTACAGTCTAACGCGTTGCATGTCGACGGAACATATTACGACGCTGAGGGTTGCGGACGTTCTTACGAATATAGGCTTGCGCAAAGGGACTTTGATTTTACCCGCTTCGATTTCACAAAGTCCGGAATCTTGGCCTTTGCAAATGAGGTAACCGGAGAAAACTATACGGAAACCGAGTTTATAAAAAGGGTTTAGCTTTCAGGTGTAACGGTTCCCGCCGGGTTCGATTCCCGGCAACGCCTTTTATAACCCGGCTCCCATGGGTAAAGGGAAGAAGAGAAATATATGTGGAATGTATACGAAGTAAAAAGTGATCAGAAATGGTTTTTTAAGTGTCTTGGCAACGATAAATTTACCGCTGAAGTACTTTTTGATCATTTGCAAGCTGACTGGTCAAACGGTCATCATTTAACAACGTTGATTTTGATTTTTGAGGAGGAATGAAAAGATGATCACAATCAGAAAAGCCACGCAAAAACAAGCTATCACCGCTATAAAAAGCGGTGATTTTTCTGAAGTAAACAGAATAAAAGAAATTGCAGAAAAGGAAGCCAGGCAAGTATTTGAAGCTGTTTCTTCCGGTGCTGTCCCGCTGATATGGTACGACTTGCCGCCGGTGCGCTGCCAGTCTGGGGCGGTGTCTTTTATGCGGTACGCGCTGCATAAATCTACTAAAAAACCGGGATATTTACAACTTTCCTGTATGGAAATAAAAGATGTCCGCATGATTCCAACATCTGACCACCAGTACAATATTACTGGCGGCGGTTTTTCTGAGTTCTTCCGGGACTTGCCGCAGATCACGAATATAAATTATTTAGAGCAGTAAAACACTGTTCTTTTTCTGTTCTGGTGTCCTGCATCCGCTCCGGGCGGCGGTGGTTCGTGACCTGTGTGGGACTTCTCCGGGGCTTGCGTCCTGGTTTGATGCACATTGACAATTATATATAGCTGTATCGGCTTCTATTTGACGTTTTAACGGCTTTTAGCGTGATTCTGGTATATTTACTGCAATCATATAAAAGCACCTTAAAGTGTTGAATATAAATTGATAACAGGGATTGACGGCAGAACGCAACGGAGTTATTATTATTCTGTATAGTTGCGCAGACGCTTCGCCCGGTCGGGTCTTTATGCTTCCAGACTGCGTGAAGCTATGTGGGTTTTGTTTGTGATCGCTCCGGCGGTCTTATTTCTGTACGCTTTTAGGCGTTTTGCTTGGGCGGTTGTTCCCTAAATACTTTTATAACGCCGTATTTGGCTTTTTAAGCGCGTTTTATGTGATTTCTGTATATTTTACCATAACTGTGTAAAAACGTTTTTAAAGCGCATTTTACAATGTTTGCTTCTGGCTGTGTCTGGCGCTGGTTCTGTGCTTCTGCAGCTGTTCCCGGTCTGCTTCCGGGTTATCCCTGGCAGGCTGTGCTGTTGGCTCCGGTTTACCAAATTATATAGGGCGGCGGGGCTTTCACGGGTTCCCGTAGTGGTCTGCTGATCGGCTGGCGGTTGCCGGGGCGGTTCCGGGACGGGGCGAGAACACCAAGGAAATGTACGACAAGTCAGAAACAGCATCAAAACCGGTACGGTTTGAACTGGAAAAATCTGAAAAAAATCGCAGAAATCTGAAACTAATTCAGACCTGCGACTTTTTTATTTTTGTGCATTCTGTATATAATTTTCTATAACGTAGCTCGGCGTGATGTAATTTTTTCACTTCATCACATTCAGTTCATCTTTTCCAGTCATGTTTCTTCGTCCCACAATACTGAAAAGTCTGCTTCGGCGCTTCTTCTGCCGGCCGGTTTCTTTGTTCCTTCGTTTTGCTGATCCGCTACTGACTGTTCCCATGGTCCTTCCTTTCTGAACATCTCCTTCATGTTCTGGCTACGTGAATTGAGGTTTATTATCGGCACATCTACATTGAGCTCATCTGGTACGATGCCAACGATCACAACCTTTGTTGGCTCTATTGCGTCTAACATTTCTTTGAAATTCTCGCAAAATTCCATTCTGGCAGACTTAGACCGTACTCTCCCATTAGTACAACATGATACAGTGCTTCTGTGCGGCGTACCATCGAAAATCCACGGCATTTCCTTTGGACTGATAACATTTACCGACGGTATGATATTAACGCCTAAAATCGCAAAATAGAAGCCTAGAGCATGATTCCTGTATAAGTTATAGATATTTAGTGCTGTTGGCATTCCAGACGCGATTGTGAAATCCGGGCTGCAAACTGAATGGAAACATTTCAGATGCTCTACATACTGGTCTGGCTGATTCCATACCTGTAAGAAACTCTTGTCATCAATATAAAAATTTACGGTCAGGTCCTTATGTCCTTTTAATGATCTGGATTTTGAAGAAACAAAGTCTATGCTTTTCTTTGGCGCCAGCTGCATCGGTGGAATGACCGGTATCTGGTACGGACCATCCAACTCTGCGCCGGTTATCAGATATTCTTTCATTACATCGTATGCGGTATGTGTCAAAACATCACCTCCATACAACCATATTAACATAATTTTGGCAACAAAAAAAGACCGCATTTCTGCCGTCTGCGATGGTTTTACCTGTGTCTCACACACAAGCTTTCCTCCTATGGTTTTAATTCGAATATTTGTTCTGTTCCCTAGCCTGTTCCCTCGGCTATTTTACATACCCCTAAAAAGCACAAAAAACCTTGATTTTTCAAGGTTTTCGTTAGCAGCCAGTACGGGAATCGAACGTATCTTTAAACTGCTATCTTTCCCATAAAATCAACATTTCTAACTTTTCCAGGGTGTTCCTTTTTGTTCCCTAGCTGTTCCCTCTTTGAAAAATGACCAAAAACTATCTCGATACTACCATAAATTCATCTATGCTGTCCATGATTTTTTGCTTTTTTTGAAGATTCTTTCGATCTCGATGATAATAAGTTTCCGAGCATGAGATGCTGGAGTGACCCATTTGCGATATTACCATCTGGTTATCTACGCTGTGGTCTAAGAGGATTGTACAATAGGTCTTTCGTATTTTGTGCGGTGATTTTTGAACGCAGCCAGTGTTCTTGCATACTGTCCGGAGCCGGTTCCTAAACGAATAAGTGTTCAATCGTTTCCCATCTTTGGAAAATATATATTCGCAGAATGCAGACATGTTTCTGAGCTTCTGCAATATCCATATACATCCCTGAGGAACCACTACGTTTCTTATTCCAGCTTCTGTCTTTGGAAAATCTTTGACTTCGAAAATTCCTTTGTGATTTTCATAATGTCTGACTTCAGTTCTTCGGATTCTGATTATTCCGGTGTTCGAATCCCAATCTTCCCACTTTAAAGCACTTAATTCCCCAACTCTCAGACCGGTTACGAACATAAGTAATATTCCGAAATTTACCATGTCCTGGTTCTCTTTTAGGTATTCTACGATTCTTTTCATTTCCGCATCATTAAAAACTTCCTTAGAGTCTTCTTTAATACTTTTCTTGAAAGATTTATCGGTGACATCCAAATCGTAGAACAATTCCTGTACATTCCAGTCAATCAGTTTGTTACGCTTCGCCCATTTCAGAGTACCTCTGGTAATCGTCTTAAGATTGCAGAAAGCTTTTGCAGTTAGATTGTGTTCACTGATCTGTTCTTCCAGGAAGTTACTAACATCTTCTGGTTCAATACTTCTAATTTTTTTCTCACCAAGTATTCCGAAAAACCGGTTGAAATCCTGATGGTATCTCTGGTAGGTTTGCACAGATATTTTTTTCAAATCAAACTTACGCTGCGCCCAGTCTTCAAATATACTCTTAATCTTTGGATTTTCAATCTTTTCCCTATGGGCTTTGACAATCAAATCTTCTAAATCCTGTTTAGACCTGCGTTTGAATACTTTTTTCTGTCCGGTTTCGTCATAAGTCATGCGGATTTTCCAGTATCCGTCAGATGCTTTCCACATGCTGCCTCT